AAAAAAAAAGCCACCTACGCATCACGCGCAAGTGGCTCCCATGAGAAAATCAATTAAGAAAAAACCTAACTCAAAGAACAACTATGGTCATATACAAAAGAAACTATTAACCGTATGAAATGGCAGTGCCTCCGCTGCCTTGGAAGACAGGCTTCGTCTCAGCACCTATGCACAACACATCGAAAGCGTCAGAGCCGTCGGTGCGGGCTTCGAGCTTATCCTCCTCGGTCTCGGCATACTTCTCACCGCTCTTGTCCTTCTTGCCATTCCGCACCCCCGCTGAAGTGATGGAGATAAGCAGGTCCGGATTGTTATCACGATTGATGAGCACCTGAAGACGGGCACGTCCGCGAAACATCTTGTTAATAAGAGCGTTCTTCTCGATGTGATTCATCGGGTTGCCGAGATAAGCCTCGCGCACCGCCCACCCCATTGAGCGCAGCGTGCGGACCACTTCTTTATGCGGGTCGTTGTAATGCAGACCCCAGTTTGTGCCCACCATTGTCGAGTCATAATAAAAAATTATCTGACGCCGGCGATGGAAGTGGTAGTACGAATTAAAATCCTCGAGCAGCTCAGGTATTTTGCGCTCATACTTGACAAAGAAGGATTTGAGCACACGCAGCTTAGAGCCTTGCACCTGACCGACAACAAGCCAGTTAATGAGGTTGTTTGTGTCGAAGGCAATGAGCAGAGGCATCTTGTCGTTGCGGTCAGCATCCATGCGACAGTCATTAGGCAACGCACCGCCCTCGGCATTGGCGAGGTTGTGCATATTAAGCACCGACTCGTTAGGCGCTGTGTAGAGATTGACAGCCTCGCTAAGACCGCCGTAAAAGCCATCGGCAGAGATGCCGACACGCTGACACATAATAGACGTAGCGAAGGTGAGCGGAGGAAGGTCACGCTTTGCACGCCTTATAAACTCTTCGCCAAGCAGCGCCAGATTCTCGATCGACGAATACTCACGATAAAGCAAGCATTTAGATCTAAAAAAGTTAAGCTGCTTATTAAGGTCATCAAGACGCTTGTTTATAGCGTCATGCAGCTCAGGATGCTTGACCAGCTTGTTTTTGAGCCGCCAAATCTGATAGATGATGCCCTCGATGACCTTGACGAGCTCAGGATCTTGCTTGTCCTTGTAGCCGAGGAACCACGAGCCTTTTTTTGTAATAGGCATATCCGACGTGATAGTCATGCCGTGATGGAGCGGGAAGTGGCGGAAGTACATCTCGTTGCCTCTGTTCGCCTGAAAAGTCTCATCCTTGAGCTGTTCGAAGTCTATGAACTTCGCCTCGTCGATGATGAGATAGTCGAGACTCATTGAGTTTGATGTGCCGGAGCGGTCCTGCGAAATCACGTTGCAGACCGAGCCGTTATAGAAGCTTATAGTGTTCTCCCAGTTCGCAGGGGTGAAGATAGGCGACTTCCAATGCAGCTTTTTCCACGGTCTGCGGCCAACGACATAGTGCAGATCGCGCTTGAAGCCCCATCGCTCAAGATGTATAAGCATGGAGGGGAGAATGTTGGTAAGGCAGCGCTTAACCGACGGAGCGACGAAACCACCCATGGAGCCCGGCATGCCCTGAAAGCACGCCTGAAGTCGGCGAGCCTGTATAGCACCCTTGCCAACACCACGTCCGGCGACGATAACCTCGTCACGGGTATTCATGGCGAGTGCATAATATTGTGCATCGTTAAAGTATTGTCGGTTTGGCTGCTCTGTGTTATCACTCATCGTCATCAGTATTTATCTCGTCTTTTATCTCCTCATATTCAGCGTCTTGAGCTATCGTGTTTGAGTAGCGCTTGACAAGAGCACGTATACGGCCACGCAGGTCGGGTATGCGCTCAATGCCGAGCACCGTCGGGTCATCGGTCGGCTCGAAGTTCTGCGGAACAATCTTGTCAAACTCAAGGTCAGGCTCATCATCCTTATCCGTGCGGTTATTGAGCACCATCACCTTAGTCAGCGAGGCGACCGAGCGGAAATCGCCGGCACGACGAGCCGCCACGATATCCTGCTCTATAGACTTGTTAATCTTCCAGCGCATAAACTCCTTTGTTGTCTGCTGGAGGTTGCCGAGCAGCACCTTGACAAGATGCAGATCTTCGTAAGCAAGCGTCTTCGACACCTTAAACATAGCAATATCATATTGCACGAGGTCGTTGTCGAGCTTGGACGGAAACTGCAGCCAGTACGCATAAAGCCCTCGAATGCGATGCAAGCGCACGAGAACACTCTCGGCGACTCTAAGCTCACGCAGCTCGGAGTCGTCGAGAGTGACGTAACGCGCATATTGATCGAGGTTGACTGGAAGCATATTTTTTAAAGATTAACGGAAGACTGAGCGATGGTGAGCAGCCGTTGGCACTCCTGGACAGAGTAAGGAGAGCCGGCAACAGCAGTATCATGTAAAGTACGGCGAAGTTCGAGAGCCGTACGCGCCACGCCACGGACATAGGCGACACGCGCAGGACATCCGACTGTAGCGATGTCGTCACACAACACGCGCTCATCAATACCCAAAAGGGCGGATATCTCCGTCGGCGTCATCATCTCCTGCGCATGAGCCTCTATCGCGGAGAGCAAGTCGGTTGAATAATCCATTTAATTCGAGGGATTTATCGACGATATCGCGCAGCCCTGCCAGAAGAGAGTAGTAAGCACTCGCATCTATAGTTATCATCGTGCACTCAGCGCGGTCGCCGTATGTTTGATTCTGCGAGCTGATAACCGACACGGTGTAGTCAGCAGCCTTGACGAGCACAATCTTTGAATGATTTTGCGCAAGATGGACATGGTCAAAGCAGCTCTGCATTAGCTTATAGAGCTGCACCGTCTTTCGGGCAGCTTTAAGGTCAGCGACGAGCGTGGCCTTGTCAATGAGCTTACGCCTCCGCAGTCTGAGGAAACCGCTAAGGAAAGCGTCAGACGTGGAGAATGTAGACACGTACACGTCAGCACGCCCGGTCTGCTGAAGAATCCACTTGAGCAAGCCGAGCGTGTGCAAGCCAGTACCTATATGATACTGCGTGACAGTGTCACTCAGCGGACGGAAGGGAAAGACCTGCCTCATTGAGCTTAGCCTTTAATTCGTCGCCGACCGGAGCGTTATTGCTATTGAGCGTATCGACACGCTGCTGCATCTTGACGAGCAACTTGTTATAGTCGTCGAGCGCCTTAGTCGCGTCATCAGACGACAGTGACTCGTTGCGAAGCTCAATGAGCTTGTCAACATTTTTAGTAATGTAAGCACGAGCGTTAGCAATATCCTTAGCGATTTCGACGGGCGAAGGAGCCGCGTCATCAGCGGTCTCGCCAGCCTCAGGAGCGACGTAATTGTCATAGCGCTCAAGCTCACGCTTGTAAGTATACCAAAGCTCTTTGAGCTGCTTGAGATACTCATAGCGGTCGCACGGCTGCTCGATAGCAAGCAGAGTATTGTAGAGCTGCTTTATCTTCAGCCATCGCTCTTTGTTATCCGACCAGACGGACTGAACATCCTCCGGCAGGGAATCATGATCGGGACGGATGCCAGAAGCCGCTGGAAGAAAGGTATCGTTATCAATAGTCTCATCGCTATCGGACAATGCCGCCTCCTCATCGACAGCCTTTTTAACCTCAGGAATAAGCTCAGCGCTGAGAGCTTTGACATCCTGCATGGTCATCTGTTCGAGGCGCATGGGCAGGAACTTCTGCAGCTCGTAACGAATCTTAGACTCAAATTTCTCGGGGCGGCGGATGATGGTCTGGTACATCGACATATTGCGAGTAAGCTTCAGGACCATCTCGGCACCACGCATGAGCGACTCACGGTCATGAGCGCTCTCAGCAAGCCACGCCTGCATATTTTCGGTAAGTTTATTGTCTATCATAGTAACAAAAAAAAGAAAGGGCGGTCAGCACAATCGCTATCGTGAGACCGCCCGGGATTCTAAACTTTACTAATCACTATTGAAATTATGAAGACGGAAATTAAGCCGCTACAACGATCGGCAGACCCGTAGCGCCAGAGAAGTCGCCGTCAGCGGTCTCAATCTTGCCGGGATAGAAGGGAGCAGGATACTCGTCATCAGCAACCGCCTGAATGGTTGTCGAGTTGGTATCTGTAGCAGCCTTGCCCGAATCTTGAGACAGCGAGAGCTCAGGGGTGAAAGCCTCAGAACCGATAACACGCGCCTTGCCGTTACGCTGCACGAAGAGATAGACCATCTCATCGTTGTTAGCCTGAGCGATGTAGCCAGAAATCTCCTCCTCAGTACCAGGAGCGACCGCGTTGCCCGTCACCTTAAACGTCTTAGAGCCGTAGGTGCCTTGAGACTCGACCTGCAGCTGACCCTCGTTAGGTATCAGAGCAATCTTGTGCCACTTCTTGTCGCTTGCGAGTTTGAAATCGCCGGAATACTTAACGACCTCGGCGAGAGTCTTAGGAGCCTCGCCGCCGATGGTCGGCCACGCTAAGATATCACGCTTTGAGATACCGTAGAGATGGCCGCGTATACCGGGCAAAGACTTTTTGCCAGGGGCAAAGCAAATATCGCTGTAAATAGAGTCAGCGCCAGTGCAATTTGTTGCCATAATATATTATTTTAACGGGTACTACATTAACAAGTTGTCAGAGCCGAAGCCCCGACAACTTGTGGAACTATATTGTTAAAAAAAAGCCTCTTATCCAGCTGCCTTGCGCCAATAGCGAAGTTTCTCAGCCGAAACAGTCTCAAGCTGCACGCCGAAGAAGTAGTTCATGACGAAGTCAACATCGTAATGATTCTTCAGCGACTTCTCGACGAGGAATGTCTCGTCCTCTGTCTTCTGGTTGTAGAGCAGATAAGCGTTATTCTTCGGAGTGAGCAAGAGAAAGTCGTTAGGCACGCACGGAAGCGGCACAAACTCGACATTGCTTGCACCATCGAGCGACTTTTTGTCGTAAGCCTGATTGTAAGGCAGCGCACCGTGGTTAGTCTGGTACGCCTCAGTATAGAAGTGATACGCCTGGTCGCTCATGAAGAGCTTCAGCTGCTGAGAACGAAGCTTAGCAGAAGCAAGAGGGTCGCCCACCTCACTCCAGTAGAAATCCTTTATCAGGTCTTCGGCGTTATTCTCGTCGATAGAATCTGTGCCTTCGACGAGGTTGCCGAGATCCTTAGATATAAGCACCTTCTTCAGCTCGTTGGTGCCGGCAGCATCATTGTCGAGAATGGTCTTAAAGCCGTTAAACCACTTAGCCGTCGACTTGTTGTCGCTCGGATCGTGCTTAGCGGTAAAGGCATTCATGAGCATCTTTTCGCCGATAGCCTTAACGAGATAAGCACACACCTGCGCCACAATAGGCACATTCTTCAGACCATCGCCCTTAGTCACATTGCTACCCCAGATAGACTGGTAGATTGCATTAGGATCGATGCCCTGCACGATGTTGCCGAAGAAGGTCTCGAAAACACGAGGATCAATCTTTACGTCAGCATCCTCGAACTTGTCTTTTGCGTAGTTGCCGATTTCTGCATTTGCAGACATCTGACTAACCGTCTCTCTATAACGGATGCCGGTGCGCACATTCATGTGCTTCGCAAGAGCCTCCATCGCCAGGAACGGCATGATAATGAAGTCTTTGCGGTAGGTCTGGAAGGTCTTTGACAGCTCCGCAGCCCCGTATGTAACATTACCTATTTTAATATCAGCCATTTTTTAAACGTCTTTAATGAGGTTATAAACGTCAGTAGCGCTAAACGCCTGCTCACCGCTGTCTGGAGGGTTGTTGGTAACGTCACCAGCTGAAGCCTTGAGAGCAGTAATCTGCTCATCCTTCTGCTTAGCATCCTCCTCAGCCTTAGCAAGCTGAGCCTTAAGCTTAGTAAGAGCAGCACCAGCCTCATTGAGTGCCTTGGAGTCAGTCTTCTCCTTCTCCTCGAGCGCCTTCAGTCGGTCGTCGATGCTCTTCATCTGCTCCTGAGTGAGGGTGATGTTACCCTCATCATTAGTCTTAAAACCGTCAGTGACATTGAGCAATGCCATGACAGCAGCAAAAATTTTAATCATCTTTTGAGGTTTATTGTCGTTTGCTGCGTGTTGGTTACGGAATAGGCTCTTGAGCCCCTCGCACGTCTTTTTGAGAAAGCTCTGAGTTGGATTGCCGTCACCATCAACCACTGACGCCACCTTAACGGCGACATCATCCGAGGCCTGTGGTTGTGGTAGCGGCGGTATGCCAGCATCCTTAAATTGAGTTGATAAATCGTATGAGTTGACAAAATTGCCCGTATACTCGTTAGCAGCTTTCTCAGCCACCTTATCCTCACGCATCTCATCAACGAGACCGAAGTCAAGCGCTTGCTGAGCCGTGAGCCAGTTGCCCCTCTTCATCTGCGCGAGACATTCATCGAGCGTCTTGCCGGTCTTGTCAGCATACATCGAAGCGAGTACGTCGTCAAAGTTTTTGAGCGAGTCGCGCTGCGCCTTGAGCTTGCTGATATAGCTGTCAATCTGCTCCTTGTTGCTCTGCTCATACTTATCAATGAGCACCGAAACATTGTGGATAAGGAAAAAGCTGCCCTTTACTATGTCGATAGTCTTGCAGCCGAGCATGGCAATAGTGCTAATCGAGGCATTCATGCCGAAGGCGTGCGCATGTACGTTGCCATGATCGCGAAAAGCCTGATTCATTTCCAGACCATCCTTAACGTACCCGCCCAAAGAACAGAAGCCGACATGCACCTCTTTGCCCTTGTTTTGATTGAGCACATAACGCACATAGTCGGCGGAACACCCATTCCACCAACTGCCAATAGTGCCAGAAATTACGAGATTATATACCATGTGAAAATTTGTTTACGCAAAGTTAGCAAGCGGGAAGAGCCTCGGAAAATACTGCTAAACCTGAATAAACGGAGGAATCTCATGACTTTTATATGTTATAACCACCTCATTGAGTTGATTGTCGGTCACGTTCTCCGGAGCGTTCTCGGTAATCTCGATCTGCGGATAAGGTCGCTGACGAGCACCGACGAGATATTGTCGATCGTCGGTAAGTGTAACGCGGAAAACGAGATGACGACGGCGAATATACAGATCATCAGACGTGAAGAGCTTGAGTGTAGTAGTAACAACACGGTTATTGTTCTCACTTTTTGAGGATGACACCAGCGATGGGTGTGGCTTGATATTGATATCATGCCATCCGACCGTGCTCGGCAGACGAACTGAGCGATTAGATGTCTCAACCATCCCGGCAAGCTGAGTGTTGAAAGCATAGGCAACAGCCTTAACAATTTTGATTGACCTCATATATATATAATGTATAGTGATTAAAAAATATCGTCGAACGCCGCCGAACAAAACAAGGCGTCTTGTCGGTACGAATTATAGGATATTTAACACAAATTAGTCCTTAGCTCTCGCTGTGCGGCGCAAATCAATGCCGTGTTTGAGGTAAGAGTTGCGCATACGCTGATAACGCATTTTGAGAGTGTAGTCGTAATCTAAGCTGACACCGTTAGCCTCACACCACGCCCTCACAGCTGACAGCAGTGTGCACTGACATTGCTCAATGTCGGAGAGATCTCGCCAGAGCTGCATGCGAAATGTGTCCTCGATGCACTCTGCTACCGCCTTACGAGCATTAATAGAGAGGTAGTTGTAAGTAATCACGGGCTTCTGTTTTGAGTCCGGGATGCAGATAGCGACCTCCTCGTTTTGTCTCATAAGCGGTAACCGTTTAGGCTGACGCGTGAGAAAGTGCCTGATGCACGCATTCTCGACGCTCTGTGCCGGGAAGACTGCAGGATCGCCGAAATGATGTCGCAGCCATTGTGCGATGAAGGGCTTGAGAGTGAGATAGACGAGAAATTTTGACACAGCTGGTAAGTTTAAGATATCATCATGTTTTATCTTGCAAAATTAGGAAAAATCGAATAATTATCCTACTTTATCAAGATATTTTTTTGTTTTTACCATCGGTAAACACCCCATCATCTGAGTCTCTCTTGTCGTCAATTCTGATTTTGTGAGAAATTTTTGTGACATTGTGAATTGTGACAAACTAAATAGAAGTTAATGATTATCAATTATTTGGGATGTTGCAACTTTGTAATTAAAGTTTGTGACAGGCTGTCACAAAAATCGGCCCGACTTTTTAAAGATAGGCTGTCACAACTTGAGAAACTTTGTGACAAGTTTGTGACACGGTTTTGTGATTTTTTGTGATTGTTGTAACTGCCTTATTTTATGTTATTTATGACTTTTTGGAACATCTTATTACAAAATCACAAAGTTTTTGAACAAATAAAAGAGGGGTGTCGGGGAAGGCAAAGGGCGCCGTCGTAGTCGAGCCTATAAAAACCTGTGGAAAAATGGAATACTTTGTAACGGATGAACGTCAGTTTGTGATATTGAAAAAGGCGGGCCACACAGGTTGAAAACCTGGCAGCCCGCCCACCTATTGAAGATTAAAGCAAAATGATAAAGTATATATTAAAATGGTGTCTCGTCCTCGGCAGAGAAATTAAGAGTCGGTTCGTTAACGTCTAATTTGGTGTCTAATCGTAATGAGCGTATATAAATCATATCCTTTGTCTTGCGTAGCTCCGGCGTTATTTGCACAGCTCTCTGTATGCGACCACCTGCGTTGCATAACTCTGGAGGATTAAGGCAGTCAACCCACGGGCAGAGCTTACAAAACGCCTTGAGGCGCTTAGTAAACGCCTGCATGGTAATGCGGCTGACGTTTGAAAATCTCTGATACTCATTAAAAACATCATCACGTGCCAGATATGTGTCCAGATGCCCGCTTTCCGGGCTAAAATAGCCCTCAGCCCAGTCCTCGAAGTTGGCGCCCATCGACGCCTTGAGGTGTCGTATAGTCATATTCGCCATAGGTGGCTGCGGTTTAATGCCAGTGTCCTTAAGTGACATGTAAACACGGCAGCACTGCAGCCAGAAGTTGAGATCAGCATTCCACTCGTCCTCGCTGTAGTCGTAAGCGTATAGAGTTTTGCCAAAATCATCACTTATAGACCTGGTCTCTCTATAATCGTTATCCTCTGTCTTTTGGTGATACCAATCGCTAAAAACCATGTACAAAGATCGTGCTTCAGTTGATGGGTCGAAATCTTTAGGCACATAATTAGTCGTCAATGCGATTTTAGGAGCATCCTCGTACCCTATCGTAAACACGTGGTTGTTCTTCGGATTGACAGTAAGATCTGAAGTAATGATGTCGTAAAACGGGCCTAAGTTCAGATACTGGTCGCAGTCATCGACAAGCAATAAATCTGTATACCGTGTACACTGTTCAAACACATGGGGATTGTCTAAGAGCTTCGCATTTCGACCGGACAGCTTAACCGTCTTCATCAAGAACGACAAGACCTTAAAGAAGAAAGACTTGCCCGAGCGGCCATTACACTCGTCGATATCACCGATTTTGTTGTCCATGGCCAACGGCGCCCAAGCACGTGCCATATCCTTATACCGATGAAGCATATAACCAAAAGTAAAAATCTTGTTAATGAGGTTTTGCTTTTGCTCTGCAATCTGTTCAGGCAGCAGCCCCTCGCCATCGATGCGAAAAGGATTAGCCTTAACGTACTCTTCAGTAGCCTCTCGATCATCACCGAATCGGACCTCTGTCTCCTCTCGCCAGTAAAGGCGCGACGTATTAATAAGATAGCCAAAAAAATGGCTCTTAACGGCAATAACATCAATATCGAGCTTGATTTGACCGTCATCACCTTTTGTCTGTTTGAATTTAAACATATCAGGTAAGAGCTTAAAGCGATGAGGTATAACATCATCGGCCCAAACATAGTTATGCAGTTCATCAGCGCCAGGCTCATGCTCTTTTATGCCGCCGGGGAGCTTCTCGCTCGGCTTTGTAACCTCGACAGTCTTGTTCGGGAAGAAAAAGTACTGCGAGTCTGATGTATAGCTCGTAAAGTCCAAATCAATCTCTTGTAGCGATTCAAGCGCTGCAGGAGATAGTTTTGGCGTGTTGAGTACAAGGTTGAGGACATTGCGGTCTTCGAACCTATCCACCACCCATTTCCGGACAAACTCGCGCACACCCTTGACGTTAACCGGCTTGACGATATTGCCCTCGATGCGTATAAACTGAGTAATCTCAGCGTTCTCGTTATGCAGTGCATAGAAGCCGTTAAGCTGAAGGAAGTTATACAAGCAAGCCGTGTCGACCTCGGTCTTTATCTTGCCGTCTTTGTTATAGTATTGCATCCAGAACTTCGCCGGCATGGCGACGCGGAGGAGGTTGCGGAAGTCTTTTCTCTCGCTGTGAATCTCGAGCCAGTCACGCAGATCTTTACGCGGTTTGCCTCTATTGTCCTTATAAGTCTGCAGTTTGTCCGGGAGCCATGCCGTGTGAATGTCGATAAAGCGTAGAGCGAGCTCACGGCCTTTACGTCGGCCCGTCTCGTCTATATCGGGTATATTGTAGAGCACCTCGACATACTTCATAATCTCCTTATACTCCTCAACAGAGAGCTGATAGGTCTCGGAATTAAACCATAACGGATGATAGCCCATCGACTTGCAGCAAAGCGAGTCACGCTCGCCTGAGCAAATGACAGCCTCCGGAAGCTTTTGTTCCTTGTATGGCTTGCCGTCCTCATGAGAGGCGACCCACTCTTTCTCCTCCTTAGCGTTAAACTCACGATAAGCCTTTTTAAGCTCAGCAAGACCATTTACGTAGTAACGAGGTTTGGCACCTGTAGGAGTGTACGAAAATCGGAAGCCTTTGTCGCAATTAAAAGGCTCGTACACCTTATAAAACTTAGTCTCAGGCTTGTTGCCCGACGCCTCCTCGATGATGCACTCACGCATAAAAATCGGATAATTCTCAGTAGAGTGCCTTATCGTCATTTTTCGGTCTTTGACGTACCCTATCCACTTGACCGAGTGCCAATGCAGCGCATCGACGTCAGCTTGTGTAACGCGCGGGCCAAGAGCCTTGAGTTCAGCTTCAGTAAACTTCTCGTTTAGCTCAAACGGGCGTGTACCATCAAGCTCCTCGACCCTCGCATCACGCTGACGTATCTCCGGACGATTGACTGTGCGGTCGAGTTCATCGCGCACGTCAAACTGCGCAGCGAGTTTAAGGATAGCCTCGTTAAAGCGTGAGCGGTCGTAGCCGTTCTCGCGCATAAAGATGTCGATGGCATTCTCACCACGGCCTTCACCGCCGAAGTCAGTAACCTGCCAGATAGCCCCGTATTTGGCAGAATTGAATTGACGCAACGACGCCGATGGCGTTTTCTCGTCGCGGATGGCGAAATGTTTATTTCGCTGACCGACACAGACCCGCGCTTGAGGGTAAATAGACAATATGATGTCCAAGCCTCCGTTCGTTGCGTTAAGTATTTGGTTAACTGTTATCATTTTTGCTCTTTTTATCTTCTGACACAAAGTTAAGTAACGCCGTGGCCATGACAAAAACGCATGTCACACGGCGCGATTTGTTGCGAAATCACGCTATCACGAAGCGTTAGTGTCGCGCTCGGCTGCAGAGAGGATTTTAGAGCTCATCTCAGCAGCCTGAAGTATGATTTTTGAAAAATCATCGCTCTCCGTCATCAGCTTCGCAAAAGCTTTTGTAATAAAAGCCCTATCACCACCACACCATGAGAGCAGCTTGTTTGTATCACTATTGTCAGCCATAAAACCAAATATCGGGCGACCCCAATCCTTGCATGCCTCGATAGCTCTCCTCATATTAACAAGAGCATCATCGCCCTCATCATCAGACTGGAAATCACTCTCAGGATAGTCAAAGATAGGAACACAAATGAGATCAACAGACCTCGATAACCCGACGCTCTTATTATCGAGTAAATCGACATTGAGAATAGGTCTAATTTGCGCTGGACGCTCAGACGACAGCCTATAGGCATGACCGAACTTATCCCAGAATAACACTCTTGTATCTCTCTGAAGCTCTATAACAACATCATCGCCGTCACCATCAATGGCGAGACAACAGCCCTCGACGAACTCAACAATGTGAAAAGCCCTCTGAAGCTTATTAGCATCTATCAACTTATTTGTAAAAGCGATATAGTCGTCAATATTAATCTTTATCATTGCAATCTATAATTTTTATGTATTCGACATATTTGTTTTTCAGCAAGCAAAAGCGACCATTTATACAAAGTCGCTTATGCTTGCAGTCATCGCATTTATTTAAATATATCTGCAGCATTATCGTAGCGCTCAAAATCATACACGAAGACGAGCGGATTAGTCTCCCAGACATCAGCCCCGTATAATCTTTTAAAGGTCTGAATGAACTCATCTTTATAAGTAAAACCCTCTGCAAAAACATCTTTATCAGAAATGTCTTGCAGATACTCGACGCGCACACCCGTTATTTTTATCTTATGCACCATTAAATCAGGTCGAACAAAAAGCTTGTTACGACAGCCAGGCGATTTAAAGAGATCATCGACACCCATATTCTCTATGATGCACTTCCGATAAAAATCCTCACTTAGCGATAAATCCGAGTAGCTTTGAGCGACAGCGATAACCTCGCCCACTTTGTATCGAGGTTTAACCATTATACTATTGTTATCATCAAACACTAAATAAAAATGGTGTTCACTCATCCCATTAATCTCCTCATTAAAGACGCCCGCCCATGCGCTGCCATAAAGATAACCATCTGAGTACACTCTTACGCGATCATCACACTTGCGAACAGTTAACACTAATCTCGCACCCTTTAGAACTGAAATCTCAGGTATCAGGCGTCTTGTCTGTGTTTTAAGACCATCGATGACATATAGTGTCATCGGCTCCACTCTGTCATTAAACATTATTTTCCTCATGACCATAATCTTAGTAAGTTTTGAGACGTAGTACTCTGATGATGTCGCGGCAGTGCTTGACACCACATTTTCTTTTAATATGCATCAGCTGCACCTTAACAGTCTGAGCATTTTTGTTGAGTCGCTCAGCTATCTGAGTAAACGTGAGCCCCTCAAGGTATAGGTCAGCAATCTGACGCTCACACTTTGACAAGTTAACCATTGATTTAGGTTTGCAGATGACGCCCTGAAATTCGCAGAGCCCACGCAAAGGGCATTTAACCTCCTCGAAATTCACGATTTGGTTATCAATATCCTGCGTGAGCGTGTCATGCTCGCCGAAATTGCAGCGGATAAACCTATCAACCATCTTAAACTTATTGTTACGGTAGAGCTTCGCCAATGTTGCGTAACTCTCCGGGAAACGAGTCTTGACA